ATCACCAAAACGGTGACAAAGGAAGTGCATACGAAGCACACGAATTGGCGCTGGATCATCGGCGTGGCTATCTTCGCACTAATCTTCGGACTGATGGTTAGGCAAAAGGAATAATTACACTTTTCATTTTCGGAATTATCTACTTTAATCTTGTTTAATTCAAAATAAAGTCGCACCTTTGCATTATCAAAAGCAAAGAGATATGACATACTTTGAGTTCACAAAGCGATTCCCAAACGAAAACAGCGCGATAGATTTCATTGTTGCGACAAAGTATAAGGACGGATATGTCTGCCCGAAATGCGGAAGCGTACACAAAGGTATATACCATCAGAAGTACAATCATCGTTTCCTGTATTGCAATAACTGTAAGAGCGAGTTTTCTGCATTAAAGGATACGATATTCGAGAATACGCATCTTGATTTGCGTATGTGGCTGTATGCGATGAATCTTGTTCTTGTTTCCCGAAAGGGAATATCCGCTTTACAGTTGAAAAGGGAGTTGGGTATGGGGTCTTATCAGTCTGCATGGCGTATGCTCCAGCAGATACGCAAAGCGATGGAGAAAGAGGAATACAAGGAAACATTCGAGGCCGTTGTGGAGATTGACGAGACCTATGTAGGCGGCAAGCCTCGCAAGAACAACGACCATTCAGACGATGAGGACAACAAGCCGAAAAGAGGTAGAGGAACATCGAAAACACCTGTAATCGGTGTAAAGGAGCGCGATACGGGAAAGGTTCATGCTGTTGTCGCCAATTACAATGATGAGGGCAAGCAGTTGAGTGGCAAACAACTTTTCGCCGTTCTCCAAAAAGTGTGCAAGGGTAACAATACTATTATGACAGACCAGTTTTCGGGGTACAACATTCTTGATAAGGAGAATGAATGCAACTTCATCCGTCTTAAAATAGACCATACCGTTACATACTCTCTCGGAGATGGAATCCATACCAACGGTATAGAGAGCTTTTGGGCGATACTCAAACGAGGAGTATATGGAGTGTTCCATAACGTATCAGTCAAGTATATGCAGAAGTATGTGACGGAGTTCTGCTACCGTCTTAACCACAGGGATAATAACGAGGCTTTTACCTCACTTGTTGAACTCGCAATAGCATAATAGTATGAATAACAATAATTTACAAATTGGTAGAGGGGGCAAAAGTGAGACTGTTACTGAAAACATATTTAGAGAGTTTTACGGAAATGGAGCATTCATAGAAAAATCAGCCATACCGTCCTATTACGGGTTCAAATCTAAAAAAGGTACGGGATATAAAGGTTATCCCGATTTCTTTAGAGATAATGCGGATGAGGATTTTGTGATTATTGTAGAGGCGAAAGCGGATGATTTTAATGCTGCTTGTGAGGAAGTTAAATTTTACGCTCTCAATAATACTATTTCCAAGGACATAATTACCATACCAATATCCGGTCAATCAAATAACACATATCGTTCCGGGCTATTTCTGCTGACTGAAGACAAAAACTATACAAAAATTGAAACTGACGGGAAACTTTTGCCAATAAAAGATATTGTAAAGTTGTATCGAAAGACAAAGTTCGGAGATTCGATTTCTACTGAATCCTTAAAATCAACATTAAAACAACTTAACAAGGATTTTCATAGCCATAACATAAAAGACACGGAACGAAGTCTATTCTTTGCGGGACTTATGATTGCATTGAAAGATGATACTTTCTCAAAAACCTATAAATCCATTCAACAACCAACGAAAGAAGAACAAGAGAGTGCAGCCTATAAGTTAATTGAAGCGCATAATCTAAATTTGGCAATATTAGAAGCAATAGTACGGCAAATATCAAACAAGGTCAATAACCTTTCTAAAGAATATAATTGGAAAGACAGGTTTTCATTCATCAAAAATATAGACTTCCCATTGCAAGAGTATAAATCTATTATTTCTAAAATAGAAGATAAGATTTTCAAGCCATTCAGGATGGATGAGAAACAAGACATTTTGGGGCGTGCTTACAAAATATTCCTATCAAAGGCCGGCAAAATTGATAACAAGAACATAATACTGACTCCTGACCATATCAAAAATTTGATGGTAGATTTGGCCCGATTAAATTTAGACGATGTAGTTTTGGATACTTGCACTGGTAGCGGTGGGTTCCTTATGGAATCCATGGAAACCATGATAGCTCAAGCGCAAAATAATTCTGATACAATAAAAAGTATAAAGGAACACAAGCTGATTGGTTTTGAAATAGACCCGACTCTGTTTGCATTAGCTTGTTCTAATATGTTTCTACACGGTGATGGTAGGACAAATCTGATATTTGGAAGTTGCCTAACGGATACCGAAAGCGATATATATAAGGGCATAAAGAAATTAAAGCCTAACAAATGTATAATAAATCCCCCTTACGAAAACAATCTTCCGATATTGTTTGTAAAGCAAGCATTGGATTATATTGAATCCAATGGAACATTGATAGTAATTATGCCCACCCCTACACTTAATCGGAATATAGGAGGCTTAACTGACGACATACTACATATCGCAAAGTTGGATTTTGTAATAAAAATGCCAAATAATCTGTTCTCGGAACAAAGAAGAACGGTTAATACTTCAATTTTTGGATTTACAAAGACCCCACATAACAAACTCGATAAGGTTATCTTCTACAATATGGATGATGACGGTTTTGTAAGTGTTCAACATAAAGGAAGAATTGACAAAAATGGAAAGTGGAAAGAAATACGAAACAAAGTAATTGACTGTATTAGGTATTCAGGAGATGGCGAAGTAGATGCTGATTACGAAAAGAGAGTTTTATACGATGGTGATATTCTTAATTGTTATGGTATTAGGAGAAAAAATACCATCAACGGCAACCGACTTATAAAATTAGGCGAACTGTTCGATGCGAAAAAGGGTACTTTGGCAAGTGAAAAAAACATTGATGGTCCGTATGATTTTGTTACCGCAGCAGAAGAATGGAAAAGTCATTGTTCCTACGATATGGATTGCGAAGCAATTGTTTATGCTGTTCAATCTTCAGGATCGTTGGGAAGAAGTCACTATGTAAATGGGAAATTTATCGCAAGTAATTTGTGTTTGGTGTTTACACCTAAGTTCAATTCAGGATATCCAATAAATGTATGCTTTTATAACATATATCTTAATTCCATAAGAAAGCAAATAGTAAGGGAATTAGCAGATGGGACATCGAAACTTACAATTTCAAAGCGGGATTTATTGAATTATTATGTAGAATACTTCCCAATAGACATACAGAACGAGATTGTTAGGAGTTATGACGATGTAGCCAAACGACAAAAAGAATTAGAGGAAGCAAAACAAAATCTTGCAATCAGAATGAGAGATTTATTGTGAACTACCCATGAGCTAAAGACTCATGGGCTTCGTGGGCTGCGCAAGTAATGTCTATCACCTCTATGCCGCATACATCCTTCAACCACGTGTAATGCGACGGATGCTGTACTCTTTCTTCTCTGCTATTTTCCATAATTTTCTAACTTGCTTGTAACTTGCTTATAACTTGTCGGTTAATTTACGCAGCCATTCGGCGGTTTGTATCTTGTCAATTATGTTCTTCGCAGCCTGTTCCATCTCGGGAGAAATCTCGTCGCCCGTATCTACACGCAGTTCCTTGGCGACTGCGAGCATGAGCTGTGTGAGTGCACCGCGAAAAGTCTTGACGTTGTACGCCGTGATATTAAGACTTCTGCCGAGCTTCCTCTCTAATCCTTCCTGTACAGTCTTGAACGCTATCAATGCGCAGCGCAGAAACACGGAACATGTTGTAAGTCTTGCGAATAGGAGCGAACATGCTGCGTGCTTGTCGTCGAAGAATTGCTTGGTCGTATATAACATCACATCGCGTAGCCGCGCCATCTCTTCGTCCGACCGGTCAAGAACAGTGAGCACCGCAGCAGTGCCGTCCTTCGCTCTCTTTGCGCTCTGCAATATCCAGGAAGATGCAAGAGAGCTCTCCTTTTGTAGTCCGTTGGCGAGATGCTTCACTTTGTGCCGATACAGTTCTTTGTGCTTATTAAGTTCTCCGAGCACTTCCGCCGCCTCTCCCGTAGCAAGGTCCAATAGACATACACCCGTCAGCGCTGCTGCCTTGACGGAATATCCCTGCGCGTCCGACGACACCGTCTGCATGATATTCTCTACTTTTGCTTCTAAGTTACTCATCTCGCTTACCTTGTTCTAACTTCCGGAGCTCATTGCGAAGCTCCGCTATTTTGTCTTCTATTATCTCTTTTTTGAGCTCATAAAGCTCTCGATCCAGTCGTGGGCAGGCCATGCAGCCCTTGCCGCATACTGTCTTGTTCAAGCTCTGCCAGCCGTGCAGATATACGGAGCACGTCATACGTAGTCTCTGTAGGGCGACGTGCTTCAACCGTTCTTCTTTGTCATTCTTCATGCTTTTTTTCTCCATAGTCTTGTTTTGCGTATTCTATTACATCTTTAACATTTTCGTATCTTAAGAACTTCTTCCCGTGCACTCTCCCGTAGCGCTTCATTGCTTGCGAAATTTCGGCCTTCGCGCATCCTATTGCTTCTGCTGCCGCCTTGATGGATGGATACACCGTGTTGTCGTCAAGGCAGTATACCGGCACAAGAGGGCTGCCCTTGCCGAACTTGCATTCTGGGTCAGCTGCTTTATCCTTCGCCTGTCTAATGTAGTATGCGTGCATTTCTTCGTTGTTAGCATAATGCGCTCTACGTGTTGCCTGCCGCTGTATGTCCGCCCGTCTACGCCTACGTTCCATTTCTTCTTCCTGTGTTGTAAATCTGAAGCTATAGTCCGCCGTAGGTGACCAGTCGCTTTCAAACATTACTCTTCGTCCGTTATGCACCCAGTGCTTGCGGACGATTTTTTGGAACGTTCTTCTGTCGGTTACCCCGAGTATATCCATAGTCCTCTGTATTGTCGGGACGTGTTCCGCGCTGCCGTCGGGACGTATCAACACCATGGGGCGCGCGTTCCATCTGACTATCTTTTTGTTCGTCATTTTTTTAATTAATCAGTTGTAGCGGGGTCGTCGAGGTCGATGCCTCTCCACGCGTGGGAATACTCGTACCATTTGTTATGATACATGATGCAAAACACCCGTATGTCGAAGCAGAGGAAGCAGAACGACACTTCGAGGTCAAGCGTAGTAATACGGCGCTTGTTGTCCTTCTCGCAGATATTTCTCTCCACTCTCAGATGTGCGTCCAGCATGGGGATGAGATGGAGATTAACCTCCGCGATGTCGGAAGGGGAATTGCCTTCTATCCATAGCGTAAAGTTCCATGTGAGGAGCTCCAGCAGCCCTTTGCCGAACTTGTATATTTTGCGTCTATTCATGAGATTTGAGATTTGGGATTATTGTCGCGGGCGCCTTTCGCTGGCGCTTCCTTAAGGGATAGCTCGTTATACTCCATCTTCCGTTCGATATGCCAGTTAAGGTCTATGCCGTCATGTTCTGCCCACTGGAATAAAGCAGCAATCAATTCAGAGAGATGCCACGACAGATATTCCTCATCATCTATAATATCCCAATCCACAATGTATGTCAGGAGATTATAGCCACGAAAAGCGAAATCTTTAGAAAAGTCATTGTAATCTCCTACGGCTTCTGTGAGATCAAGCCTCAGATTAAATTCTCCTGCCATATCGAATATACGGATGCACACGTTTGCCATATCATCTTCCATGGTGTCAGCCACAAAGGCTTTATAAGCTCGGATATAATCGTCGACGGTATAGGAACCTATGCGCTTCTTGAAGTCTATTGCTTTCTCAAAGTTATCCCGCTGTGCGTGTCTACCCTTACGTCCGGCCTCGACCATCTTACAGATTTCGGAAACAATCATCATCAGTCGATATTCCTTCGACTTTTCTTTCTCGTGCCACCCGTTCGTCCGAGCGATACGGCGAGCCCTCTTGATGTAATTTTCTAAAGATTTATCCTGTCCGTCCATTTGCTCTTTCATAGTCGTTATGAATTAAATTATTTCAATTCTTCCATCCAATGTATCAAAATTTTCTTTTTTAAGATATTCTGGATTTGGATTTTTGAATTTGGCTGGATGCAATTGCCTTACGAATATAGTATCCACATCAGCATATTCTTCCTTGTCTTCCATTTTGTATCTTTTATCCAGAACCTTATAAAAGATAACTCCGCATCTCTTATATGTTACTTTAAGTTTCATCCAGTCATCTGGTCCTTGCTTTGGACTTGTATTAAAGAACCAGTATTCTTCGCCTTTCTTTATTATCCTCCAAGCCTTTTTGGGGCTATATCTTTCATATGATTTACTAATACTTTCAATGGTTGTATCAACTTTTGAATCTCCAAACCATCTTTGAAATTCTTCTTGCGTCATAGTAACTAAATTATTTTTGATATTTTATCTCTTGCATTGAAGGCTTCAAGCTTAGTTTGGAAGCAATTTCCTATACTAACACGTTTATTGTCACAAATTATAAATATATTATATATAGTATGGCGAATATATAATGTTCCCGTCGGGGCATCTTCCAATATCTCCGCAATATTAAGTTTCTCTTCCATAGTTTTATATTATTTCTTTGTTTCACAGTTCCATGATTTTGTTTTTTGTCATAAGTTTGTGCCCGATTGCTCTTTGTCCTTATCCAGAGCGGCGTACATTGCTTCTACGTACGCCACTATGCGCTTGTACTCCCGTCCGCTCACCTCGCTATCCTTGTAAGCTTTCGCAATGAGCTCTTCTCCAGTTCCGTAGAAACACCCCACTCTCCATTTTCTATTCGACCGTGTGTAGGTGAAGTATCTGCCGCTCGACCACGTGTTCCGCGACACATAATAATCTTGCAGACGTCTGATTACAGCACCACCGCAGACCTCTGCCTTGCCGCCGACCTCTGCCTCGCCGTAGACCCTGGCGCTACCGAATATGCAAGCACTATCGCAGACCTTAGCACCGCCACTGACCTCTGCCTCGCCGCCGACCTCTGCCTCGCCGCCGACCTCTGCCGTGCCGCCGACCATGGCCTCGTCGTAGACCTTGGCTCCATCGTAGATCACGGCCTCGCCGTAGACCCTGGCGCTACCGAATATGCAAGCACTATCGCAGACCTTAGCACCGCCGCCGACCTCTGCCGCGCCGCTGACCATGGCCTCGTCATAGACCCTGGCGCTACCGTAGACCATGGCCTCGCGGAAGACCCTGGCGCTACCGAATATGCGAGCATTTTCGCTCACCACTGCGTTATCATATACCTTGGCATCATCTAACACCCGCGCATCGCCAAACACAACTGCATCCCCGTATATCCACGATGTGCCCTTCTGGCTAAGGTTATCCGCACTCTCTACGTAACCGCCGATGTCGCCTTTCTTCACGTCGCCGAAGTCCGTCAATGCCTCAATAGCTCGGAGCGTCTTGTCGCCCCATACCTTCGTAAGGTCCGTTCTTAATCTGTATTTGTTCATGATTATTGCTTTGTAAAAAATATTGCCCGTATCAGGGAACCGATAGCTCATACCCCGCCAAGTACCTCTTTTCAGAGTCTAATAGTTTTTCTCTTGCCACCACTGATACCCCGTTACCCAGCAGAAGGGAGCCGGATTGATGCAGCGGTTGGAAGTGTTCACCTGGTAGAGCATCGCCTTGAAAGTGAGGATTTCTTCCTCAGTGAAAGGGCAGTCTTTATGTATCTTCATATTGTAAGTCGTTAATTATTAGTTTTCTTTTTCACCTTCTCCTTTGGCGTACAGCGGTGCGGCTCTTCTACATTGTGCGAGCATTCCCGCAATGCCTTCCGCACTGCACACATCCTCACACACTGCTATAGCCGTACCGTTGCAGCGCACGAATATCTTCCCGTCCTTCTTTGCGACGGAAAAACGTGATGCAAGCTCTTCTTCCGCCTGCTTCTCTTTCAGCGCGAGAAGTCCCTCGTGCCATGATTTGATTTTAGCTATTAGGTTCATAATCATAATATTAAGTCACCGTTAACCGGCTGCATGTACAATGTAAGAGAAAAGTTGCTGTGTCCGCCTACCCATATTACAAGTTGTCCTCCGTAGCTACTATCGTCGATGCGGTCTATTGGAGTACAGCGCTTGTATTTCGCGTTTAGTTCTGCGACTGTAAGTCTTATTGCCTCGATGAGCGTTCGGAAGTGTCGCCCGTCCATCACATACCCGTCATAGTTGTGACGTAATGTCTCCGCTACGGCTCTTGTCAATTTGTTCTCTTGGGCGTAACTGTCGCGAACGTGGATGTAATATCTCATAATGCTTGTCTTATTTATGCGTTTCGTCGTAAATTTTCTTCTTTGAGTAGGGTTTGAGTTGCTTCCCCGCGGAACTTATTATCCTAAAGGTATTTGTGTGTTCGAACGTAAAGTTGCAGCTTGTACCTTCAACTCCGTATAACACAAGGTTATCGTACTTCAAGATTACGGTTATGTCGGAAGCCTCTGCGCTCCTTACGTCAATTCCTACGTTCTCCAGCGCGCGCAGCACCCCTTCGGGATTAACGGGGCTACCCTTAATCCAATACAATGTCTTGGCAGGCTTGTCCGGATTTTTCAACGCTATTTCTGTCGTGTTAGATTTTTTCTTCGCCATGATAGTTTATATTTTCTTGTTTTTGGCCCTTTCCAGCGCCTCTGTTGAGTTTTATTTGCGTTAATGTGTAATTCTATACCTTGGGCAGTTTTCTGCGCTCAAATCGCTTTATTTTGCGTATTTGCTTTTTATCGCTTCCCATTGCTCGCGCGTGATCGCCTGACGCGCCTCAATGTCCCTACGCTTTAGGTCTCGTTTGGTGCGTTCGCGCAGGATCGAATACAATCTGTCCTCGCTCTTGATGTAGCTGTCTATCGCTTGCCCTATCTGCATCGGGTCGACGGCGCCATAAAACTTGCCGTATCGTCCGCTCTTAATCGCCGCAAAGAGGAGGAGCAGCTCGGACACCTTGATGTCTTTGTGTCTCGCAGCTATCTGCGTGGCGAGCGTTCTGTACTGCCGCGTGGTTAACTTCTGCTTCGCGCCGCTCATCTCGCCGAGCGACTTAAGCTGCGGCACAAGCCACAGGGCGCCGGCCCCTGGCCCGTAGGCTGCATCAAGCTCGCTTAACGTCGGGAATTTAGCATAGTAGCATTGTCCCGGGTTGTTGCTTAAGCCAACAGCCTTGAGTTCCGTATCCGGATTGAGCGCAGCGCAGAATTGTTCCATTGTCGGGTATTTTCGGCTAAGCGTTAAACTCAATCCCGTTAGTTCTCGCGATCTCTCGCATGGCTTCGAGGGCGTTCTCTCTGTCTCTCCGTGCTGCATCTTCTGCCTCACGTTCTGCATCACGTCTGTAATCGTGACTTGTCTGTTCGTAGTCTGTCCTTCCATTGTCGTCTATTTTGTTAAATCTCCGATGCACGCGGAGCCAGTTGTATGCATGATTGCAAAAGTCAGCGTAATTACGATGTGCGCTCCCCTTTGCAGATTGTTCGCCGCAAAACTCTTGCAACATACCGGTGTACTGCTGCATGGTTATGCGTAAGTTGTTGCAGGTTATCTCCGCTATCTGCCGGTCATTGCGAAGTTGTTCTTCATAGAGCTTCTCCTCGCGTGCGCGCGCGTTATCTTCTACTACTACTTCTTTATTATTTATTTCTTTTACTTTATTTGTTTTGGTCGCGGAGGTGGTCGCGGAGGTGGTCGCGGAGGTGGTCGCGGAGGTGGTCGCGGGCAATTGGTATTTGTCATAATTACAGATAGTTATAATCGTATTTTGGTGGTCGCGTTTTTCGTATAAAATCATACCTTCCCGCTGCAAAAGTCGAAGAAAGTTAATAACGCGCTCTCTCCTTGGCTTGGATATAATCCTGCCTTTCTTGTCTCTCTTCGCACAACGGTCTTGCAGATACCTTAGACTTGCAAGAAATTGCCCGCGTTTCAACTCAACTAACTTGTTTCCTACCAGCACTTTTTTATTCTCAAAATTTGACATCAGCAAGAAATCAAGCCACCATTTAAGATATTCGGCATCTTGCCACAGCCAATGTTCACGAATTGTGCGCGAAATACAGATGAACCCTTCCATTGTCTACCCCTCCATATAGTCCTGTACCGTTCCGATGAATGCCTCCAGGCTGCGGCATATAGTATACTTTCCGCCTTGCTTCTCGACGGCGATCTGGTAAGCCTTCTGTGTGTCGCTTTGGCGTCCCGCGGCGGTCTTGAGCTCTATGCATAGATAGTGATAACCACCACGGGCGACGAGCAGAATGAAATCGGGGAAGCCGGCACGTACACCCATAGCCTTACGCTTAGCGCCGTCGCGAGCCGTCCGTGGCAACAGTCCCTCATTAGGGCTGTGATGCAAAAGCATGGCCAGCTGCGGGTACTGCGCATCGAACCAATAGCGGCAAGCTATCTGTAGCTTATCTTCTTCCCTGCTCGGCTTCTTGCGCGCTACAGTGGCGTTAGCAAGTGTCCTCATCTGCTCCAGCACATTCATTGTTTACTGTATTCTGCTTGTATATTGTTCTACCTCGTCTGCAAGAGCTTCGCCTTCTGTCATATTCAGATAACCGAGCAGCAGCCGGAAGGCGGAATTATAGAAACTCTCAAACTCCGTCTCGTCCATTGTCGCAAAGCTGATACTTCTTAGCTTAATCAGCTCCTTGCCGTCGACACTGACAAGATCGTAATAGCCCAAATCAGCCTTCACCTTGTCCAGAAGTGCTTCAACACTCTCTATATGCTCTCCGCTCTGCATAGTCTCGGGAAGGTTGTCATAGCAGATACGCAACAGCGCAAAGAACTTGCGGTGGAAACGTATGTTGCGCGTGAGAGTAATATGCACCTTGACCTCGCTGCCATCTTTGAGGCGGGCAAACTTCTCTCTGTCCGTCTCATCGAGTGGCAGCAGGCCTTCAGGTAGTACTTTGCAAAAAATGTCCATTCTCTCACTTAGTCGAATTAATCAGTTGTCTGTGAATAGCTTCGCGAACGGCCCTTATAGCAGCTTCGCGCGAAAGCAGGCTCTCTTCGTAATCCTTTACCTCATCAGGACTTGTCGCAATATAATAGCCGGCGCTTGTGGCAATGAGGAACGGCACAATGTCGTTACACCGAATGTAGTTGATTATCTTTCTTACCCTTGCCTCCGTCAGCTCGTAACGCCCTTTTAGGCATCTCACGATATAACTGTTGGTAACGGCCTTCCCCTTGCCTACTTTAGTCCGCAGACCGCGGACAATGAGCGGTACTAATACCTTCATTTCGTATTCGCTAAGCGGCGCAGTCGTCGCCTCAAAACCTTTCAGCATATCTTTGTTATTTAAGTAGGAAGCGGCGCGATCCAGCCACGGTGTACTTGTATTCTTGGTAGAGGTCGGAATGATCCTTTGCGAATTGCTTCTCGTTGAACTTCTCGCTGTCCCTCGCTGACCGCCATGTGGCGAGTACTGTGGGGTTGGTCTCCTTCGTGCCGGCCATGCAGAGCGTGTCGGCATCGGCCATGTATGTCTTAATCTTATCCTCCAGCTCTTTCTTCTGGCGCGTAAGCTCTTCGATTTGCGGCTTGATACTTTTGAGGTTAAAGATGTCTTGCATAATATCCTCATCTGCTTCAACGGCCTTACCCATAGAACGCGGGAATTTGAGTTGCACATCCTCAATAGTGGTAATAGGGGGCTCTTGGTCGCCGTGAATGTAGTCCACCCAGAACTTGGTCAGACGCTCCACCATGTAGGCGTAGAAGTCCGCATCAAAGTCGATGTCGCGGTAACCGAACTTGCGGCCGCGTGTGAGCCATGCGAGCGAACCTTGCCGGTAACCCATCACGCCGAGCTGATACATGAGTTGGCAGAACCAATGCTTAGGCAGTTCTTCTTCGTCTATGTCCATCTGCGTAGTCTTACACTCCACGATGCCTTTGTTGTCGTTGGAGTGCTTGCCCCCCAGCCAATATGTACGGTCCGGAGATACTCGGAGGAAATCATGCTGCTTGTCAACGGCGAGCCAGTCACCTTTAGAGGCCTTGATTACTTGGCGGCCGCTCTCCTCCTGGAAGTAGGTAGCTACTGCATCTTCGAGTATATGCCCCGCGCGCATGGCCTCGTTCTCCTCAATGGGAGCAGCCAGGCCTTTCTTGCGCCGCCAAAGTTGATAAGGCGTTTCAAACGGATTCACGCCCAACACCGTACCGACTTCCGAAGAGCCGATACCTTTTTCTCTTTCTGCCAACCATTCAGCGCGGTCGGCCGGTCTTATAATTGTAAATGACATAATTGTTCTATTTATTGATGTTGATGTTACGGAGCGATTGCTCCCATCTCTCATGCTCCTCTTTTGTTTTCATCCATTGTTTGCAAGGACAATGTTCCGGCATTGTCAAGGATGCGACAAGACCAATCATTTCGTCCCAAGCAAGTTCAGCATATTTGTCGCCTTGTCGGACTTCCCACATATTGTGAGAGAATTCTATTGTGATTTTTTCCATAATACAGATGTAAATAAGCGGACGGGGATAAAGAGCACTATTAACTCTTCCGCCAAGTCTCCCCGTCCGCCTCGGGTGCTCATCAGTTACCCTTTACCTCTCCTGTTTCGGTGTTCACCTCATGGCCCCCGAATAGAGTAGTATTATCAGGAGCCTTATAGTTGGCCTTAAGTTGCTTCTTCATAGCCTCAGCAATAGCATCGGCGGGCTTCTCAGTGTTCTCCTTTACGGGCTGTGGCGTAGCCTCGGCTTCCGACTTTGTTTCCTGCGCTGCCTCGCTGGTGGTCACCGTGTAAGCCGGAGCATCTTTTATTTCCGGCGCAGGTATATCGCCCTCACCGTCCTGCGGGGAGGGCGATGCCTGATTGGTAAAATCTTCATAGTCGACATAGTCGTCGGCCTCTTCTTTGGTAAGGAAGCCCATAGAAATCTCGGGTGCGTAGATACGCGACCAAAAGGCCGCCGCGCGGTAAGCCAGCATCTGGTCGGGCATGGTAAGCCATTTAGAGCCCTGCTTGTTTAGCCAGCCCTCATTCTTGGCCATGCTCATAGTGATCCAAACCGAGCATAGTGCATCCTTGTGTTCTTTGTCGGCTTTGTCATAAGCATAAGCCCTGCACGCGTATTCCTCAGTGCCTCGCTTGCCGTAGAACTGATAGCGGAGCGGAGTGAACCGCCCGCTCATGTTGATGCACGAGATTAAAAACTTGGAGGACCAAGCCGGATTGCCATGCACGATATAGAGGTTCTGCATGACCATGAGCGGGTTGGCGTGCATACGTTGCGCCATGTCGATGGCGATGACGCAGTTACCGATATTGCCTTTGTAGATGTCCGGCACAATGGTGCTCTGGACGTACATCTGCGCCATGCGCTGTTGTACTTCGAAGTTCTTCTGCATCTGATAAGCCGGGCTCAGAAGCAGCTCCTGTGTTTCACGGATACTAATATCCGTATTACTCGTTTTTGCCATGATTATTAGTTAGTTGATGTGAGTTAATGTAATCAATGATTGATTTCTTGAGGTAGATATAGCTTCGCCCTTGCTTCTTGCGCGGCAGAAAGCTGTAGTTCTTGCGTAGTGTCCCCAGAGAGACGCCCAGAAGTCCCGCCGCTACTTTGGCCGAAACAGTCTCTTGCTCTTCCCTTGTCCTCATCATGTTGATGAGCAGGTCCAAGCTCTCGCGGATACCTCTAATCTCGGCGGTTAATGCTTTCTCGTTCATAGTCCTAATCGGCTACGTCCATGTTGCCCGCAAGCCCGAGAATTACGAGCAATGCGAAGGCAAAGACACAACTCAATATTATTTCTCCGTTCGTTACCCTCTCGCCGAGCAGGCGGGATAAAGTCTTATTCGATTTATTTACCCAGCTCTCCATTTTCTTTAGATCTAATGATTTTTAGTGCGGTTGCATAGGCGGTATAGCCGTTCCGTAGACCGGCCATAATCACCGCCTTGTAGTGCGGCGTCCCCGCGTCTACAAGGAGCTTGTAATCTCTGTAAACCCTATCATAGGTCGTATTTCTGCGGGCGTCCCGCCGCTTTTTAACAGTTTCAATTCCTAACATGCTTTATTTCTTTTTATATTTGCAGCCATTAAACTACTTACCTAAAGTTGTTTCCTAAATCGATGCAAATATACAGGCAATATCTGTATTAGCCAAATAAAAATCAAGATTATTTCTGTATTAATACAGAATTTAATGTTTCTTAAGATATGAAAGCAGATAAGAAGATAGAAGAAATGCTTGAATACTTGAATATCAATGCAAAAGCATTTAGTGAGAAGTTAGGGTATGAACGCCCCCAAATCATCTATGACATTCAAAAAGGCAAGACTAAACGCATATCTGAAGATTTGGCAGTCAAGATAACGTCTGTATTTCCAATGATACGTAAATCTTGGCTTTTGGCAGATGAAGGAGAAATGCTACTTGACGCAAGTAGTTCACGCTCTCACGAAATCAAATATTATCCGGACGTATGGGGCAGTCTGGGTGATCGGTTGTTAGGCAACGCGGATGAACGCACGGCGGAGATCTGGCACATGCCTGCCTATAGTGACTGCCAATACGCGATAAACGCTTACGGAGACAGTATGTCGCCGCTCATCAAGAACGGTGACGTGGTTCTTCTCTCGGAATGGAATGAGAATTACATTGAATGGGGCCTCGTATACTTAGTAATTACGCGTGCGGGGCACCGTACCATTAAAAGACTATACGCCAATGGCGACGACGGCGTAATCTGTAGGAGCGAGAACTCTGAGAAAAACCCAGACTTTCTAATTCAGAAAAGCGACATTCTAAAACTCTATATCGTCAAAGGGCGCTTGTCCCGCGACACTCTATAAAAGCACACATTATACCATTGTTTTGCCTTAAAAATGGATAGAAAAAAATCGCTGTAGAAATGAAAATATTTTCGATATGACTGAAAATCAAACTATTAAAGAACGCCTTATTTCTTTTATCGCGTACCTGGGTATGGGACAAGGCAAATTTGAGAAGGAATGCGGACTCGCAAACGGGTATGTAAACAATATACGCAAGTCGGTGTCGCCCGATAAATTACAGATAATTGCTCGGCGGTTTCCCGAGCTTAACTCCGGCTGGCTTATGACCGGAGAAGGCGAGATGCTACGTAGTGCCGAGGGTGGCAATGTAACCTCCACGACGGATAACAGAAGAAACTCCGACTACCTTACTTTCAACGGTCACAATAATCAGGTCATCAATTCAAGCTGCGGCCGCGACATCATTAACGGAAGTGACGGCAGGCAAGGTGCCGCCGACGAGCGCATCAGATTGCTGGAAGAATTGTTGAAAGAGAAGGAAAGGACAATTCAAATACTTCTTGGGCAAATTAAGAAATCAGATAAATCTAATAACAATTAAATCGTTAATCATGAAAAAGTTTTTCAAGGCTATTCTGGCCGCAATCGTGAGTTTTTTGGTCGGGTGGGTATTGTGGCTTATCGGTTACTTCGCTCTTCCGCACATCCTGCCGTTGGGTTGGTTCTGGATATTCGTGTACTACCTTCTTATTATTTCTGCGGTTGTCGGTCTTGTTACGAGTCTCGGCGTTGTGCTTATTACACCTTTGCTTAAATTGTGCTCAGGCAATAAGCCTGCGAAAATCATTAGTACGGTGATGTTAGTATGGTGGGGCTTCTGCTGCTTCAAATTGCCGCTTAATATACATGAAGATGTAGCATTCCATGCTGTTCAATGGGTATGGTCCGTGACATGGTGGCTTACTATTATCCCACTTTTTTGTCTTGCAATAGGAGCGCTTTTCTCTAAAGATTTTGATAACTGATGTACGATATGTGTTACACCTTCTTTAAGATACTCTCATAACTATCTTCATCTCAATGCGTTACAAATACCTATATTACTCCCGCCGAGGTCACCAAGGCATTTTCGTTTCGGCGGGAATGCTTTTACTATCTAACTGAAAATCATATATATATCAGCGAAACAAATAGCATTCGCGATGTTTCAAAGTAATACGATATAGGCATATAGCGGCATGTATAGGCATCATGTGTGTTACCACTGTGTTACCGCGTGTGTTACCACTTAATTAATCCAGAGATTATATCTTCTAAACAAAACATCATCATGGAAAAAATCAGTATCCCTTCCGTCCGTGTCCTATTCGATTTCCGACACAGGGCGAACAAAACAACGCAGGGCGCGGTGAGCATCTGCATTACCTATCAGCGGCGGCGCAAGTACATCTCCACCGGCGTTAAGGTTCTGCCCTCTCAGTGGGACAAGAAGACTTCGACAATTAAAAACAGGCTGGACGCTATGCAGCTTAATGAAAGAATCGCATCCCTCCTTGCGAGAGCCAACGAGTACGTTAATACCTCTATCAAGAGCGGAGGGCGCTTCTCTCTCGAAGGTATAGAGAACTACATGAGCAACAAAGCGGACAGCGGCGGCAATTTCATCGAGTTTATGGAGGCCGAAATCAGAGCCAATAACAATCTCGGCGCAGAGACTAAGCGGAAGTACATGCAAACACCGTCATACCTAAAGAAATGGGGCAAGATGACGACGTTCACGGATGTTACCAAGGCCAACGCGCTGGAGTGGCTTAATTGGCTGCACTCGTTCGGCTACAGGCAGCAGACGGTGCACTCCATTTACAAGACATTCAAGCAATATGTATATCTCGCAGAGCAGAAAGGGTTGATAGAGGGCGACCCGCTCGCAGGTATCAAAGTGGCGCGCGGGAAATCCTTGCCCGATAGGTGGCTCACGCGCGATGAGCTCACGAAGCTGGAGAGTACTCCGGTGCTTCCGGTGTTGGAAAAGATAAAAGACCTGTTCCTGATACAGTGTTATACCGGCCTCGCGTTTGGGGATATATATTCGATTACTGAGGACGCAATCACTTTCGGCGGAGACATGCCGGTACTGACGGGCTACCGACACAAGACGGGCGAGAAGTACACTATCCCGCTCCTGTCCGAGTGTATAGAGCTCTTAAAGAAGTATGATTACAAATTACCGCGGATAAGCCTTGTCCAGTATAATCTGCGCCTCAAGGCCGTGGCGGCACAATGCGGCATAGATAGGCCGGTGGCATCGCACTGGGGACGGCGCACATGTGGAATGTTGCTACTCAACAAGGGTGTGCCAATAGAAATAGTGGCCAAAGTGCTTGGCCACTCTAATATACGTACTACGCAGATGTGTTATGCGAAGATACTTGACTCAACTGTTGTAACCGCCTTCAGCCGATTGATCACTACACCCAAGGATAATTAGAATGGATGCAATGTTCTGCGACGGATACCGAACCCTGCTCGAACAGCTCCGACAATATCCGCCTCTATGTCAGAGAGTTTCGCCCGCCAGTTATCTGCAGCTTTCGGGTTCTTCAGGTCGGTTATGCTAAGCCAGTCGATGAGTACAGTGTACACCAAGTACTCATGGATAAGCTTCTCTATATAGTCTAATGTAGTCTTGCTGACGGTGGCAGGGACGTTGAGCAGGATAACATATTCATCGCGCTCCTCTGGTACATCGGTCCTATATTCTTTCGATTCTATGGGCGTCTTGGAATACGGAAACAGCATCTCCCTGCATCTGTCAAGAGCTAAATCCATGACGCGTGTAACCCTGTCAAGGTTGCCGCCCTGGGCGATGTCAAATACCTGATGCCGCTCGTGCTCATCTTCCGTCGGCATCACATCTCCTTCTACATAAGCTATATTACCAATGTCATAGAGGAGCTGCTGCTTGTCGAAACACAGCTCTACTTCGTTGTTATATTCACTCCTTCCGAAATGCGGAGTGAATGGCTCAAACGGATCATTATTATTCGGCATAGTTACGTCGTCGGCTTCTTGGGTCTCTGCCTCTTATTTATTGCTTCTCGCAGCGCGGCCAAGTTGGCCTGCGACATAGCAACATACTCAGCTGCATCTTGTTTGTCGGTCATGTTGAACCATTCCGAGACGGCCACATTAACGAGATATTGGTGCGCTGCGGCTGCAATGGCATCGCGCGATGACTGATTGTAATTGCTCGGCATGTTGAGCGCAAGAGTAAGATTGGCCTTGTCGGTAAGCTGCGTATCGTCCGCAGTAGTACCGGTATCGTTAAGGTATTCGCTTAGCTTGCTTTTCAGCACGGCGAACGCATTGCCGATAGAGCGTAGTATCTGGTCCTTGTTACCTTCGTCATCGTTAGCGGCTATATAAGCAGCCTCGTCATCATTCTGCCCTTCCTTCTTCCGACTGCGATGCGTTATGTACGTCTTGTTCTGCACGTCGTAGATAAGTTCTTCGGGCTTCAGCGTAATTGTTATTGTACTCATATCTATAGATTTTTACGATTTCCGCGTAGGTCTTGTTCTGTAATATAGCTTGATGCGCACATCCTTTATTGCAGCGACTGCATCATTGGTATAAGCCTCTGCCTCTTCCTTGTTCGAAATCTTAGACCATTCTGCGACTATGCTCGCGACAAAAAAAGCAAAGAGGCTCGCGTTAATACTGTCTTCAAGAGCGGCGTCCCAGTTTGAGGGCATTGTAAGTGTTGCGGAGTAGTCCTTACTAAGGTCTACCCCGTGGCTCTCCGGCTGCTTCACAACGGACGTAACGAAGTCCTTCATTGCTCCTGTAGCAGAGCTGCACGCTTCCCGCCAATATCTCTCCAAAAGCATTCTGTCTGCATCCGTAACGAAAATACGTTCATATGCATTCGCGTCGTCCTTCTTTTTCTTCCCGATATAGGCGGTTGTCTTAGCTACCTCATCGTAAACGCCCGACTTGTTGATTGTAATATTCAAAGTACTCATCACTGCAAAGATACATAGAGAGTAGTCAGTGTTCCTTTTTTATTTTACCCGCCAGCTGTGAAGCCCGCGGGGTTTGGGGTAGTGCAATACAAAAATAAAAGCTGCGAGAGTTATTATTAAGTACCTTCGCGGCAAAGGAAAATCGCTATGATAAAGTATATTAAGTATGACGGTTATTCTGCGCAGCCCTCTGATTATGCTTGTCCGGACGGCGAACTGGCAACGTCGGCGGATGTGATTAAGGAGGACGGATCACTAAGGCCGACGGGTAGCGGCAAGATAGTGCTGGACCTCGGCGCGAGTGATAAGGAGGCAGTGTATATACATGTTACACCGCAGTACAAGAATTATATTATTCGAGAGACCGGGACGGACGGCACGGCGGCGCGGTATCTATGGAGACGCCCTAAAGACGGCTCTCTCGTGGAGCTCGACGGCAGCAAGGATATAAAGTCGGCAGCATGTATCAACGCAATAGGTAACGTCCTGATAATATACGGGACAGGTAAGACGTACTACTATTTATTTAATTTGCAGGCGGATAACTACTCCTACCTCGGCGATCATGTTCCAGAGGTGCAAGTGAGCTTCGGGCTACAAGGACATCCAAGATGCTCTGCGTACTTCAATATCGACGGTGACTTTGCTGAGAGCGACGAAAAAAAGGCAAAGGCGACGCAGACGATAATGGCTAATCTTAATAAGCTAATCGCCGAACAGTGCACAACTGCGTCCCGCTTCTGCATGCCATTCTTCGTGCGCTACGCCCTGCGGCTGTACGACGGTACTCTCGTCAATCACTCTGCGCCAATACTTATGATACCTTCAACAGAGGGCCCCGCGGTGTACGTCGCAAAGAAATATAATAAAGGATCCTCGCTAAGCCTTATAGCGATGCTCATAGCTTGCGACCTTGATTATCAGATTACCGACGCTGGCGGCGCGCAACAGGAAGGCTGGGCAGATATAGTCAAGAGTATAGATGTGTTCATCTCGCGCCCAATATATCCATACAATCAAGATGGCACACTTCGCGGGTGGCAAGATGTGCACGATAACACCGATTCCAGTTACTTCTCCAACAGCTTCTGCGGGCGTCCCGCCTACACGCCTGAGGTGTCCTCTTACGGCGGCGAGCGCCGCAACGACTGGGCTGCTAATGTGCCCAATTCCGAGATGGAGACGGCCGCCGACAAGTATGCGGAATATTATCTACGAGATATATATAGGATGTATGTATCCGAAAAGGATTATTCGGGCGGCGACTCCGTCAAGATTGCCGACACGCCCGCGGGCATCGTAGAGCTCCCACAGTTTGACAAGGATAAGAATGACCAGATTGCTGATAACTCCGAGTTCTACCTCTACGCGTCTATTCCTCAGCCATTCGGCGCAGGCAGCAAGGCGGAGGATGAAACAAAGCGCAAAGTGCTCACGCGGGGCAAGGCCTATCTGCAATCGCTCGCGACGCGCGAGGCCATGACGGACGATTTTCGCTCACACGAGGCCATGACGGCAACAATGTCTTACACGTATAACGGCCGCATAATACTCGGCGGAGTGACGCGCAAGGTGTTCGCCGGTTACGCGCCATCATCAATGCTCTCATATTGTAATGCTGCAATGGATGTTTATCCTGATCCCACGATCTACACCATGCACGTTAAGCCGGTACGCGGGTCCGCGCCTATGACAGTTGAAGTGAGCGGCGTTTCTGACGGCACGGCATATTCCGCGGCCTGCACCGATGACGACCTGCCACTGCGGGAATATGAGGTCGGCAGCTACAAGAGCGGCGACGGCACTACGAAGATACCGTCGTCTTACGCGTGGGGCAATTACTTGTATTACCCTCTGCCTGGCGCGACCAAAATTGCCCTGTCGCAAGCGCTTACCGGCGTGACCGGAAAATCAAAATTCGTCTACAACCTTAAAACGCACGACTTCATGCAGGGCTCCTATTACTGGAGCGGCTGGGGATCTAATCACCTACCAGGCATATATTCAGCAACAACAACAAATAAGACGATAGCGGCGCAGGGCAAGGTGTACAGCAGCATTGTCAATAATCCCTTCGCCTATCCGGCTGACGGAGTTCGCCAGATTGGGGCAGGGCAGGTGCTGGCTATATGCAGCGCAGCGAAGCCGTTATCACAGGGGCAGTTCGGTCAGTTCCCGCTCTATGCTTTTGCGACGGACGGCGTCTGGGCGCTGCGCATAAGTAATACCGGCTATATAGAGCCCGCGCAGCCTTTTACGAGAGATGTCCTCGTTAACGACAAGAGCATATGTTCGCTGGACAGCGCGGTTGTCTTTGCTTCCAGTCGCGGGCTGATGCTAATAGAGGGCAGCAAGTGTGTGTGCATAAGTGACACTCTTGATAATGATGACGCATTCGATGTTTCGACGCTGCAAGGTTATGTGTCTCTTGTTAGGCTGGCAGGTGCGAATGCACACAAAATAGACAACTTCGATACCTTTCTCGGGTCGTGCAGGATGCTGTATGACTACAGACACCAGCGCATAATTGTCTACAACACTGACAAGGGATATGCTTATGTCTACTCGCTTAAGGATAAGGCGTGGGGTATGCAGTCTTGCGACATTAAGACGGCTCTTAACGGCTATCCGCAGGCTCTTGCATCCTCCGCAGGGGGCAAGGTAACAGATATGTCGCAAGAGGAGGACGGGATAAGCGGGTACAGCGGTCTTGTCATCACGCGACCGTTGAAGCTCGGAGAGCCTGACAAGCTGAAGACAATAGAGGCTATCATACAGCGAGGCAAGTTTGCGGAAGGGCATGTGCAGCAGGTACTCTACGGCTCGCGCGATCTTGCGAATTGGGTAGTTGTTGCGAGCAGCGCCGATGCGCGACTGACCGGCATAGGAGGTACTCCGTACAAGTATTTCCGCGTCGCGCTAACGCTGCGCCTGGCGCAGGGCGAGACATTGGACGGGTGTACAGTACAATATACAGTTAGATATGATGATGTGTTGCGGTGAATGATTACTTTTGTGTTTAGTTATTAGTTATTACGTTGATTAACTTAGGCATGCTTTCATGTTAGAGAAGGGGCGTTGTGAAAACGTCCCTTCTTTGCGTAAAAAGAGCCGTCCCGCATTAACGGAACGGCCCAAAACAGAATTAAAAACAGATTACACTTACGTCTACATCTTGAATTGTCAGAACTTAGCCCATTCGGATGTGTCTATTTTTTCAGCGTTATCCCAGAATTTTTCTATGCGCCAGTAGAGCGCATCAACCTGCGAATGCGTAAGAGAGAGTATCTTACCCACCATCGCGGGGACGTCAACACTCCACTTCGCGGCGAGATTATCGTAGGTGTTCGCATCCTGCATCGAAGACGCGAGCACGGATGCGGAGTAACGTAAACTGTCGTCACTTATTATAGTCCCGTTAAGCGCGTCCACCATGTACATCCATTCCGCAGGAGTGAACTTCCCGCGCAGCTCATTAACCGCGTATGTTCGCAGATCGCGGTATCTGCGAAGTAAAATTGTTATTCTGTTCGAAAGCCCGTCCGGCTTCTCGTTAATTAATTCCTCGACATCGCGTTCGAGGACAATTAGAGTTTTTCTTCGTTCATTCATACAATAGCTTAATTATTTTTCTATCTTACACTTGTTTACATTTCTGAAAATACGCCCTAACCGCGTTAGTTGAGCAGGCGTTAGGACTTCCGTCCATAGATATATATCGTGCTCGATGTCATCTATATCGCTCACGCTTACTCTCACTCTGGCTTCTCTCTCTCCGTCGGTCAATGTTATTGTTCTCTTCATTTGATTGTGCCCGTCTTGCCGATAGCGCAGCGTTATGTTATTATTTTATCTTTAAGAAATCTTTCCGTCGAAAGCAACAGCAATATGAAGATCTTGCAATATATTACAAGTGAGAATACATCCGTCTGCCCAGTTCCCACCACGGCGATTGCATTCATCATGCTCAACAAAAAAATCCTTATTTAACAAGCCATATTTCTTTTCCATGCGAGCGATGCTTGCCAACATTTTTTTACTGACACGTAACGAGGTTTTTACGTCGATAACGCCTTTATCGTGTACATGCTCCCCTGATAGAGATTTCCATCCAGAACCACGGAACAAAGGCTCTGTACCTTTATCCGTAACTTCATCAATATGCCACGTCCAAGAATCACCGGCAAAAGTCTCTCCCTCTGCAACAGACATTACATGTTTTGTGAGTTCGCGAATATTTTTGCTCTCGGTGTTATGAAGCCATGATGTATTGGCAGAGGTAGAAAAGTTAGACGAATAGTTCAGCTTAATGGGATTTATATTCGTATTTGTCATATTCTTTGCCCGTCATGCCGGTAGCGCAGCGTTAAGTTAGTTATTAGTTATCCAATGTTATACTGATCCTCTATTGCTTTATCCAAAGTCCAGTCAGCCTTGGGGTAAATCCCTTCGCAGAGGCCGGTATTAAAATCTACATAATAGTTATCTTCGTCCTCTCTGGTGTAAACCGTCGTACCCTTGTACTCTCTAATCTCGTAATTGTCAATGCTCTTTTCCATAATGCTTTAGTTATTAGTTGTTCTTTATTTCGCTTGCAAAGGTACGATATATCTTTAATATCTGCAAGATATTAAAGAGATATTTTCATGGAATTGACAAGGTTTAACGATCAGGGAGGGGAATGTTAATAAAAATCCGCCCTGATAGAGGACGGATTAACACTGCAAATCATTGGTATTTAGGAAGATATAATACTACTCCCCTGCCTCTTCTGCGAGCGAGCGCAGACGGTCTACTACTGTAACATTAGTACTCGTGGCAGCTACGTCTGCTGCAATAGTCTGTAGCTTGGGTGTAGAATATTGCAATAGCTTCTCAGCTATCGCTAATCTATCGCGGGCATCGAGCGAAAGAAAATCCCTATTCATGAGCCCGCTGCTGTAGTAGTCCGCGAGCAGCCCCGTAATCGTCATCCGATTAAGCGTGTTTGTCTTATTTTTTCCTCTCATAACTATCTGATATATACATTACTATTCTGCGTAAAATAATAAAGATTCGCTACAATGATAAAGCATTATTATTGCAACATACACATATATATATACACAC